TCGTGCTCTTGAAACAAAATCTAATTCTTTATCTTCTAACAAACTTCTACCCGTCCTTTTTTCGTGTCTTTCCGCCACCAGCATTCCGATATGTCGATAGCGTTTTTGTGTTTCCATCGGGTCTAAAAACATTCAATCCCTCCCTAATTCACTTAAAAAATAGAACACAATAAATAGTGCGATTGCGATTGGTTTTAGCATTGTTTAATACCACTCATCCTCCGTGAAATCTGATAATTCTTCATAGATATTTGAAGCATCTAAATCTAATTGATTAATTTTAGAAATTATTAACATTTTTGTGTCTTTGTCTGCTCTATATCCATATCTTGAATACTTCAACATACGTTCAAACGTTTTAACTGGATATAAACACTTATCGTCAATAGTCATTCTTTTTTCTTCAAGTGAATCAAAGAAATCTGTGGAATAATATGTGCTATACCCTTCTTCGTCTTTAAAAAACGCAAACTTTGTGAGTGTAAAATCGAATTGATCTAGAATTTCTTTTGGTGTTCCAAATGACTTTTTAACCAATTCCACAACTATATCGTCTTTGAAATTCCAAAACGCTCGAACATTATCGTTTGAGTAAAACGCAGACCACACATCATCATTTTCGTACTGTTTTTCAAAATACTTTTCTGCTTTTTGAAAATCTTTTTCATTTCTAAACCAAATATCGATGTCTTTAGGGCTTTTCTTTTCCTCGCTCAACAAATCTTTAAAACAACCTCCAGCAATAAAACCGTTATGTCCTTCTAAAAATTTTTCTAGCATTTCTAATTCGGAAAATTCTACATCGTCTAAAATATACTCACCCACTATCAGCACCCCGTTCTATGCACGACTTTACATTTAGGTGTTAACCACATTCTTTTATGCGCGCCTTCTTGTTGATTACTCACTAATTCTCCCGTTTTCTTATTGAGCAACCGTCTTTCACCTTTATAAATCACGAAATAGTTGAGTGGGCTTTCTTTGAATACCTCACACCATTTATTTTCTACCAACGCTAATTTCTTACCGTTTGTTTCCTTTACCTTTACTTTCACTTTTGCACCTCTCCCATAATGCTTCTAATTTGCTCATATAAGCCCTGTACGCAATTTTTAGTTTGTAGATAGCTATTTATATGTCCGATAGTTAAAATCGTTTCTAGGGGTGTTTTTGAGCAAAATATGATTAGTTGTTAAAATGGTAAGTCATCATCAGAAATATTTAACGATTGATCGTTACCGAATCCTGTGTTGTTTCCAAAATTACCGAATGTTCCACTTGCTCCCGTATTGAATCCACCAAAGCTACCTGCATTCTTATTACCAAATGTTCCTGCTACGTTGTTTTGGTTATTCATTGTGTTAAATCCAGTTTGGAATTGATTTTCGTTATTAGGTCTTTGTTCAGTTACATTACGTGATTCTAATAATGAGAAGTTCTCTGCTAGTACTTCCGTAATATATACCTTTTGCCCTTGTTGATTTTCATAGTTACGTGTTTGGATTCTACCTTCGATTCCAACTAATGAACCCTTGCGTGTGAAGTTGGCAAAGTTTTCTGCTGCCTTTCTCCACATTACGCAATTAATAAAATCCGCTTCCCTTTCCCCGTTTTCGCTCTTAAAAGTGCGGTCAACTGCTACTGTGAAATTCGCATAAGCAACTCCATTCCCTGTGTAGCGTAATTCAACCGCTTTAGTTAATCGTCCTACTAATACTACGTTGTTAATCATTGTCCTTGTATTCCCCTTTCTATTTGTCCTTTAATAATTGTTTTGTTTCCTTTTCGTTTTAGCTTGTTTGTTTGTTAATCACCTAAATACTTTTTCCATTCATCAAGGTTTCCCTTTTGAATCTTGTTCACTCGTTTGAACTCCTTAATTGCTTGCGCCTTCAACGGTAGAACTCCTTCTTGTCTTGCTTCATCCGTCACTGGAATAAAATAGCCTGTTCGCCCGTTCCGTACACCTACAATAACAATTCCGTATTTATTGATTAACTGATCTATAACTCTTTTGACTTGTCGTGTGGATAGGTTTGTCTGCTCTACGATGTCTTTGATATTAATTCTGCGTTCATCGCTTATAGGAATTAGTGACAATACCACACGTTCAATCTCTGTCATGCTTTTACCCATATACCCAACCACCTTTTCGTTTCTTAACAGTTACTAGAGGTGTGCGGTAGCGATTCATAAACATTTTGCGTTTCATTTTGAATACATCCGTTTCAATACCCTTTACATCGATGTATGTGATGCTGCCATCCTTTTCTGTGATTTTGAAATCTACCACATAGGTAATGGCACGGATTTTACCCTTCACCCCTTCTAAGTAGAATGAATCTTGTAATGTCATTTTCACTTGTCGTTCAAAGCCTTGTATTTCTCCCTTATCCACTTGCTCCTTCAAGTGTAGGTAATACTCCGCTTCTACCTTGCTATCAAACTTGATTCCGTCTACTTCTACTTTCTTTGCGTTATACTTCGAAAATCTCCTAAACATTTACCCTCCTATTTCTTTATCCAATCCACCATCGGCACATTTTGCGCCCCGCCACCTTTATCCTTTCCTTGTCCATCGCTACCATTCATCTCATCCATCCAATTCTTCCATATACCCTTCATATACCCATAAGGATTCTCCGCCCCAATGGATGCTCTGATTGAAGACATAACCTTTTCCTCTCCAAACAACTCAACCGCTTCATCAATTCCTTGTTTAACGGTGTCAGTATATTCAGTGCTAAAAAAATACTTATAGAGTTCTTTCACCTTTTCCTTTGGGTTAGATTCACAACCGACAACATCTTTGTTGTTGTTTGTTGTTATTTTATTTAATTTAATTTTATTTTGTTTTATTTTATTTAGTTTAGTTTTATTTAGTTTTATTTTATTGGCATGGTTTAGCATTGCTTGAGCATTGCTTGAGCATGCTTGAGCATTACTTGAGCATCGCTTGAGCATACCTTTGTTTTCTTCCGCACCTTCAGAATCCTTATTCCACCGTGCATTTGCTGCTTTTCTAGCTTTAGATATTCGTTGTTGCGCACGTACATCCATCATTTCCATTCGGGTATTAAAACTATCGGAATAGAAATATTTACCATCTTCCGTAAATTTGAATAAGTCGTAATTCTCGACAACTTGTTTTATTTTTTCGGAATCTACAACTAAATCGAACGATAGGATTTTGTAATCAGTTGTACTTTTATATCCTTCTTCTTCTCTTAATCGTTCAATCAACATAAAGAAGATTCCATAACCTTCAGCACCTAAATCCATTCGAACCTTTATCAATTTATCCGAATTTCTTGCGTTGCTGTCGTGTGAGAAATAACTTCGCATTCTGTACCACCTTTCTAGCTGATTTCTCCTTCTAAGATTTCTCCAGTTTCAGCATCAAAGTTTTGTGGTGTGCCTTCAGATTGTTCAAACACAGGTTCGGCAATTTTGATTTCGTTTGTTTCTGTGTCTAAATCCATTGTGCGTTCGTCACGGATTTCTGCGGTTTGCATTTCGATTGAAAGAATGCCCCACTTGCTTAGTAGGTTTCTTAATACTGTTTTACATGCCATCGAATCATAATCACTTGCCCACACACCGCTTAGAGTTTTCTTATCTCTAGCCTTGTTGTGTTTCATGCGGTGATATTCCACTTCTTGTTTTGTCCAGTAGACTGTTTTCTTAAATCCGTTTAATAATTCGAAATGCCCACAATATCCGATAACCACATCGCTTACACGCTTTTCGGGGTCAAAATCAATTTCTTCAGTAAGTCTATTCCAACTCACTAATTCCCCTTCATAAACTGGTGTTACATTTAATGCTTTATATCGTCCTGATCGTTGCGCTAACTGAATGTAGCCTTTGTACCCTAAAATAAATTGTGCTTTTTGGACGTTACCATTTTTGTAATCTTTAAAAGGTACTAAGTACGCATAACCTAAATTTTTATCTAGCGGTAGGTCTAATGTTGCTGCAGTCATCGCTCCAGTAATAATAGACATCGGCTCAGATTGTGCTAGATAACTGTCGTTATTAACAAGGCTTAATACGTTTGTTGTAAAACTTGTTGCTTTATCTTTCAGTACATCGTTAAAACTCTTTTGTACTGCTTCGGATTTAATCAATGCTTTTACACCTAATGTTTTAGGCGCTAAATCGTTTGTAGTAGGCGCTTGTTGCATCGCTTGTTTCAAACTGTTGTTTGTTGCCACTTTATCCAATCTCCTTTACTGTGAATCGTTTACTAATACTTTCTTTTATTACTTTTTCGTATATATCGGGATAATCATTTTTCAGTAATTTCGAATCTACCGTTTTTCGACTTTGTGTTTTCCAACTGATTCGATATGCTGCACTGTTTCCATAAGTCGCATTTTCTTTTCCTAATGCTTCTTTTAATCGGTTTTCAATCGTATCGATTTGTGTTTTAATATCTGACTGGTATTGTTTTAATTCTTTCAAGTCAGCAATATCTTTGATTTGTTTTGAGTTCAGTTCGATTGAATTATCCGAATAATCATCCGCATACATTTTGCTGATAAATTCTGTGGTAGATGCGTTACCGTCAACTGGTGGTGCTACATCCGCTAGTACATTGTTCTCCCAAAAATCTACTAATCGTGCGGTCATTTGTTCGATGAGTTCATCATCCCTTTGAATTTCTTTCCATACAAATTTGTTACCACCAATCAAGCAAGCGATATAGGCTTTTGGTTTATCTAACACATTCAAGTAATGCTGTACCTGTGCTAGATATGCGATAGGGATTTCATCATCCGCCCACGAATCTTTTAAATACTCACTTGCTGTTTTGCATTCAAGGATTGCATCTTCACCCACTACTAATCTATCTACATTCGCTAGTAGGAATGGATAGTCTTTGTGGAAGTAAATTTGTTTTGATTCTTCTACCTTCTTTCCTGTTCTTTTAGCAAACTCCTGTGCGACCACCTCTTCCATTTGGTGACCCCAGTAGGCTGCTTCACTTGTTTCTGATGTATTGATCTCGATTTTTCCTGTCTTATCCATCCATATTTGATAAGGGGATGAATACTTACTTAACCCTAAAATCTTTGCTACATCCGAACCCCCAATCCCACGCCTACGAGAAAGTAACCAGTCTGCATAACTCATACCTTCCGTGGATTCTGTTTTTTGTGTCACTCTTTAACCTCCTTATAAAACATACTTTTCCGTGTACCTTTTGAATCAATGTGGAATGATTTTAAATTTGAGATATTTTGCACAATCTCTACTGCAACATCTTCCACAGACTTACCGTATTTCATATACTTTTCGAATAAGAGTGGATTCACATAATCTGCATCAATATCTAAAACAACTCTTGATTCCGTTCTTTTAACAATTTCGATACGCATTCGATTTGTTTTTCCACCTCCTCGTATTTTTTGTATCTCATCATTCTGTGCTGCGGTTCATACAGATATAATTCGTATGAATCACTTTTCATTCGGATTTGACCGATAATTTTATTCCCGTACAGAATGTGTTGTAATTTTGAATCGAGTAAGTCATCGTTTAAATAAATATCTCCCATCTACTCACCTGCGATTCTGATTGAAGTTGTTAAATAGGTTGATTTCAAATATTCTTCAATGTTTTCTACTAGAACATAATCACCGTCCATATCGTAATATTCATCCCCTACATAAATTTCTTCACCTTGCCAGTC